TCGTGAGGCGGGCGGGATCGCGTCCCGCCCGCCCGCGACGGGTTAGGCGACGCGCCCGAGGTCGCCGTAGACGAGCGCCTGCTGACGATAGATCGCCAGAGCGAGGCGTTCTTCGGCGCGGATCGTCACCTTGTTGCGAGTGAAGTTGTCGGCGTCTTCGGTCGAAACCTCGACCGTGGCATCCTGCCGGTCGAAGATTTGCGCTGCGAGGTCGAACGCGCCGACCAGTGCCTTGTCGATACCCATTGCTTGGGTGGCGACGACCGGAAGGCCCCAGAGGGTTGGCGACAGCGTGCCCTGCGGGTTGCCGATCAGATAGCGACCTTCGCCGTCCTTCTGCATCTCGATCGCGGCCCAATCGATGGGGTTCATGACGATGCCGTTGGGCGGGAACTCCGCCAGCGCCGCCTGCAGGATCATCAGGCGGAGCACATCCACCGAAGTCGTTGCAGTCAGGGAGCCCGGCGCAGCATAGGCCGTCGCCGCCGTTACGAGGCCGAGAATATTCTGGCCGACGCCCGAGCCGTTCAGCAGCTGAGCCTCTTCCTTGTACGCAAGGCCGTAACGAAGTCGCTGGTCGATGATCGACCGCATGGCGGGCGCATCGGCCAGGATCTGCACCGACGCGCGCATCCAGTGCGCGATCGTCCGGACGTTGGCGGTCGCGTCTTCGAATTGCAGTTCCGACTGCGGCTTCTGGTCGCCTTCAGCAACCGGCGCAGCATTGTTCGTGAACAGCTTCTCGCGTTCGTATTCGATCGAGTTGCTGGAAGTGGTGCCGGGTGCCAGCAGCGCGCGGACCGTCATGCGCCGCTGCGGCAGCGGCACCTGCAGGCCGCGACGATCGGACTGGATCAGCGCACCCGCCGATCCGGCCGCGTCGGTCGTCAGCGAGGTGATGTCCTTCACCTCGACGATGTGGCGGCCACGGGGGCGAGTCTGCTCGGCGAACGACTTGAATCCGGCGTCGTTGACGAACCGCTCGCCGGCCGTCTGCCCATCGTCGCCGCCCAGGCCGGCATCGATGCGCTCGTTGAGTTCGCGCAGCGCGTCCTTCGCTTCGGTGGCGGCGATCAGCGCCTCGTCGGCACGTTCCTTGGCGCTCTTGGTCAGCGTTTCACCGGCCGCCGCCTTTCCAAGAGCGTCTTCGGCGATAGCCTTGACCGCATCGACCGCCTTGTCGACGGCTTCCTTGGTCTCGCGCGCCAGATCGGCGGCCGACTTGGTGGGGTGACCATCGGGCGAACGCATGTAGCGGCCCTGGGCACGCTCGGCAGCCGTCATCGCCCCGAGCAGCGCCATCGCGCTGCCCAGCATCATCATCTTTCGCATGGGTAAATCCTTGGTGAGCTAGGCGCCGAATTGCGCCAGGAACGCCGAATGGAAATCGGCGGCGGTTGCATCGCCGGGCTCACCCCGGAGCAGATGCGAGAGGCCCTTGCCGGCGATGGCAGTGGCCTCCGTCTTCGAAAACCCTGCCTCACGCAGGAAGGATTCGAATGCGGGAAGGGTCGGCAGCGCCGCACCCCGGATGGTCTTTACGTCCGTGACAAGTGCACGGCGGTTCGCCGGGAAGTTGACGACCGACACCTCCCAGAGGTCGAGTTTTTCGAGGAAGCGGATTTGCTTCTCCTCGTCCTGCCGACGCTCGACGATCTCGAAACCGATGGACAGACCGCGCACGGACTTGCGCTGCAACGCCTTGTGGACGCGCTGCCCGACTGGGTCGTCGAGGTCGATCTTGCCGCGCACGAACAGACCGCGCCGATCCTCCGACATCTCGGTCCAGTCGCCGATCGGCAGCTCGCCCGACTGATGCCCCCACAACATCAGGGGCATCGTTCCTTCGGCGGCGTGCTTCTTCAGGCTGTCGGCGAACGCGCCGTCGACGACGATATCGCCGTAGCTGTCTGGCGTGCCGCCGAAGGTCGAGCCATAGCCCTCGACGATTCCGGCGTCGGTGACTTCCTTCACCTCCAGGCCAAAATCCTTACGCAGCATCGTCGTTCTCCGCTGTCGTGCCCAACGGCACGTTCTGCATCTGCACCCTTGGCACATCGCCACCGGGAACCGGCGGCAGGTTCTCCAGCGCCCGCACCTCGTTGACCGTCCGCCAACCGTTGCGAAGGCCGCTCTCGTAGAATTTGGCGCGGCTCTCGCTGTCGCCGCGTAGCAGGCCTTCAAGATTGAATTCGATCGAAATGCCGTCGCGCCGGTCGACGATCGTCAGCAGCTGCTGCGACAGGGCCTGTTCGATCCGTTTGAGGCGCCGCCGTAGCGAAAACTTCACGAACCCGAGCGTCTGCTGCTCCAGTCCGGTCCCCCAGCTTGTCGAATTGGCCGTGTGCCCGACCATGTGCGGCGGGATGCCGAAGATGCGGCAGATTTCCTCGACGCTGAACTGGCGGCTCTCCAGCATCTGGGCATCGTCAGGGTTGATACCCAGCGCCTGCCACTTCAGTCCGGCGTTGAGGATCAACGGCCGCCCCGCGTTCATCGCGCCGGCATATTTCTCGTGCAGACGCTGCTCCAGCGCCGACATTTGCTCGGCATTAAGGTCGCGCTCCGACATGAGCGTACCGGGCGAATGGATGCCGCGCCGGAATACGCCGCTCGCCGCCTCGTTGGCGGATGCCGCAATGCCGAAGCTGTGCGCGCACGTCGCCAGCGTCGAGACGCCGCCGAGTTCGTCACCCATCGGACCGCGGACGTGCAACACGTCCCTTGCGCCGCGCTCATAGCTGCGCTGACCATCGGACCAGCGGTAGATCAGCCGACCGCCTTCGCGTGCCACCCGAACCTTGTGTGGCGACAGTGGGATCAGCGATTCGACACGGCCAGTCGCGTCGCGAACGACGCGAGCGAAGCAATTGCCCTGCAATTCGAGGCCCGCGACCGCGAACTCCCAGAAATCATAGGCCGTCCAGTCGAACGCAGCGCTGTCGTGCAGTACGCTGAAAAGCGGGTGATCCCGCGCAACCTCACGCACCCCGCCGCCACGATCCCGATACACGACCAGCGGAAGGCTGGCGATCGTGCCCGCGAGCAACGTGACGCACGCCCAAGTTGCCGAAATCCCGACGATACCGGCGCCCCGTGCGGCGCCCGTGTCGTTGAAATCGGCCACGGTGACCTGATTGGTACGAAAGTTGTCGGCGTTCTCAGTCGACGCCAGCCCACCACGCCATACCTGAATGTCCCGCCGCTCGGCGGTACCGGGCCGCGATGCGGCCCAGCGCGCCTCGGCGGCGGCGGCACGCGCGGACAACTGGAAGCCGGTCACGCCGCGACGCTCGCAAGCCAGTCGTCAACGCTCAACCCGTTGCTCGCCTCGGGGTTGAGCAGCATCAGCATGCCGGCCGAGAACATCGCTGCCACAGGGTCGATCTTCGCGCTCGGGGATTGCTTGGTGATAGCCACGCCACTCGCTCCCCTTGGTTCCTGTTTCACGTTGCCGATGCACCATGCCATCAGCTTGGTGCCCCCATGCCGCAGCGTCTTCGCCGCCGCCTTGCGGGCCATACCCTTGATCGCGCTGGCGAGACGCCAGCCCTGCGGGATCGCCTTCAGCTGCTCGTCGGCGAATTCGCGCTTCGCCAGCTCATCGACCAGCGTCGCGACACCGGCCGGGTCCAGCCCGATTGCTTCCTGCGCCGGGAAAAGCCCGGCATCACGGACCCGCACCAGCACATCGACCACGCCAATGATGTCGTCGGTCAGGTCCTCGCCCTGCTCGTCCGCGCCCTCCGCGACCCGCTGCAGCTCGCCGTCGTCATCCGGCATCTCGCACCGGATCAGCGTGCCCTCCGCGATCAGCTCGTCAAGCTTTGTCGCGATATCCTGCCGGCGCTTCCACACCACCGACCAAGCCCAGGCCTGCGCCCATATGAGCCAGCGCTTCGATCCTTTCTCGCGACCGATCAGGCAAAGCCCGAGAAGATCGTCGAGTCCACCGCCATCTATACCGGCCACCACCACTTCGCTTCGCGCGATCAGGTCGTCGATCGACAGCGCCGATTCCGCGCACCGGTCCCAGAAGTCGGCGCCCGCCCAACGATCCCGCGAGAGGCGCGTGCCGATCTCGACGTTCAGATGCTTGGCAAGGAAGACCTGTAAGCCTTCG